CCAGAGTTCGGAGACGAGCGTGAGGCCCCCGACACCACTTGAGCAGGTTGCGACGTGACTGAGTTATTTTGTTCCTCAGTTTCCTGCACACGGTTTGAAGTCTGACCAAAAGACTTTTCAAGCCTCTGGTCAATTTCTTCGTAAAATTCATCATCATTGGGATCATATCCCTCCCCCTTTAGTTCAGCGTCCCGTGCCAAGGCAGCCGCTGTCTTAGCCGTATCCTCACCAAACCATGAATTTTTAGATGCCCAATCCTGTGCTTTAGGATCGAATGCCTGTGAAGGCTGGTTGGTTTGAGTTTCAGGTTCTGTTTTATTTTCCTGTTGTATTTTATTATTAATATTAACTTTATATCTTTGAACAGTTTTTAGGTCAGCCTGAGCATTATTAAGAATTTCCTGTGACTCAAGAACTTTTTCTTTATTGCCTTCTTCAAATGCCTCCATATACGCTTCACGGGCAAGTGCAATATTCTGAGTTAGCTGCTTTTCGCTGGAATCAATGCTGCGGGCAGCAATGTTATTTACTTCCTTATCCTTAACTTGGATGTTATTTCTAAGTTCTTCGTTTTGTCTAAGCAAGTCTTCTATATGTTCTTCACGATCTTTGCGCTGCCGAACAAGCTGTTTAATTCTTTTCTGGGCACCATTAGTTTCAATACCCTCTAGTTCTTTAGGCTCAGCTTCTTCAGCCGCAGTTACAGGTGCTTCTTCTATTTCTGCTGCTTCTGCTTCGGGAACTGGGACTGGCTCTTCTTCAATTTCAATTTCTATAGCTAGTTCTTTATTTTCTTCTGGAAGTGTCACTGTGGACCAACCATCATCTGTATTGCTCATTATATTCTCCGTTGTTTACGAAACAAACGATATACGTTTATTATATTATAACACATCTTTCTAAGTTTCCCAAATCACATAGAACTTTTTCCTAAATTAAAAGTTGGATCAAGGTCTTTGGGGTCTTCAACCTGCATAATAATTTGATCATCAAAGAGCAGGATAAGGCGTATACCCTTATAAAACAACTTAGTTCCTGCATGTTTACCATAGCAAACATAATCACCTACGTTACACCATGCACCGCTGGGAAATTTATCTTTATCCATATACGCCAAATCGCCAAGTGCCAGCACCTGTGCAACAGTGGTAAGGTAAGACATATCATCTTTGGTAGAGTCTGGTATTAATATGCCACCCTTTGTTACGCTTTTTACTGTGACAGGTCGTACCAGAACATGGAATCCCGGCATGGTTGGAAGTGGGCTGGGGTCAGGGGCGTCAACCTCAGTTATCCACATATCATTTTTTAGTGCGCCTCCAAGAGCTACTTGTTGCATCAGTCTTCTTCATCCTCCGTATACATACGTTTTTTAATAATATTTGTTAAGTTATCTCTGGCCCATTCAATTCCATTGATAGAGCCAACAATTTGCTTGTAGTGTGCATAGTCTTCTGCTGAACCATTACTTAATGTTAGCCTAAGATTATGAATTTCCGTATTAAACTCTGTTACTACTTCATCCCAGATATTCATTACTAGATATACATAGTACTCTTACGTGTGGTCTTAACAGGCTTAGGAGTTTCCCATGAAGAGTCTTCCCACTCATTAAGTTTACTTCGAATATTTCTGCCACCCATAATATCTTTTGAATACGCATCTCCGAAACTCTTAGACTTATCCTTTACATGTTCAGGATATCCTTTACCTTTCTTCATCATTAGTCATCTCCTTCATTTGTTCATTAGCTAGTTGTATAAGATTTTCCATAGCCACCGTATCCATTTCTTTCTGATCATCCATCTGTTTTTTTATCATTTCAGAAATAATACGAGTAAACTCTCGTTGCTTTTCAATATCAAGTTTTGCTTGTTCAATATCAATTTTAGTCTGAAGCTCTGCTTCTTTAATAGATTCTTTAGAGTCACGATTAAGTTGTGACTGTTCTTCCTTCTGTTTCGACATTGCCGTAGACTTAAGCATATCAATAAGTTGTGCAGTTTCTTTAAGCTCAAGTTCTTTGTTTTTAATTTCAAGTTCAGCAGCATCAGTAACTGTATCGGCCTGCATTTTTTGTTTTTCAAGTTCAACCTTGGCCTGTTCCAGAGCAACAAGTTGTTGTTCAGGAGACTGTGCCTGACCCATAGCTTGGTTAGCATTAAGAACTTGTTTCGCTGCTTCTGCCATTGCCATCTCAATAACAGCAGGATTCTGCGCTTGGTCTGGTGATTGTTCTAACATTTGATTAGCAACACCAACCATCTGTTCCTGATACTTCATAATAGAATGTTCCTGAATATTGGCCTGAAGTATAGGGGAAATACGCTGCATAATAGGATTAGCACCATTCACAGGATCTTGCAGATATGCCATCTTAACCTGAATATGTGCATCATGGTTCTGGCCGGGGAAGGCTGCAATTGGTATACCCTTGGCCGAGGCAACAATATCAGACACCGGATCAATTGGCTGTGGTTCAATCTTTGGAGGAAGTATTTCATCCAGATTAGGCATGTTTGCAGCATTAAGAATAGTACGGTTCAGTGCTTCCAGATTGAACATCCCCGGAGGAGACTGCTGCGCCATCTGCAGGGCCATATTTGCCATCATCATGCGGTGTGCGTTGCTGGGTATGTTAGGATCACTGACCGGAATAATATCTATACGTCCATCAAAATCTTTCTTGAAGATGCTGCGATCTTCGTTGGGGACATCATAGGGATACTCGCTGGGAAGATAATCATAATCACTACGGGCAAGGATTCTGAACTCATCCTTCTGCGACTTATGAATACGTTTATGGATGGCAGTGAAGAACTTACTGCTGGCCTCAAGAAGTGCCATAGTGGTTCCAACAGGTCCATAGGAGGCAGCATCAGAGATAACCTGCTCCGTACTGTCCGCAAACTTCTGACCAGCAGTAGCCACGAAATTCAGCATCTGGAATAGAGTAGAGGAAGGCTCTTTATAGGGAAGGGGAACAATAGCCTTTGACAAATCTATACCGGTTGCTTCAACCTCCTTGAACTCGCCGGGGGCAATTGGAGCGTTGTCACCAACTATCCGAACCCCCTTAGCCTTAAACCCTCCCGGTAAATTTGCAAATTGCCCTGCATCTATCAGCGAACGCATCGCCGCAGTGGCACTCATAGTCAAATTACCAAGGAAGTGAATAAGACCAAGACCATAGAAACCAAAGCCCGGAACAAATCTATAATGCACAAAGTGACTTATTTTTTCTTTGTTCGGATCATCTTGCTTGTAGTTTCTACGGATACTCATAACTTGTCTGGACTGTTGTTCAATAGTTACAATATAGGGACAAGCTTCTTCTTCATACTCAATATTTAAATAACAGTGTTGCTCCAGAAGAACATACTGTGGATCATGGTCTGCTGTTGGGGAAAGACCCACAATTGTATCCATCTTCTCACCAAAAGATGTGCTTGGGTATGAGGATGGAGAACTTAGTTCGATTTCTTCATATACACCAGCCCTCATATCTCTTTGAATTTCCACCGGACTACGATATATAACATGTGTGTAACGATCTGCATTGGAAAGATCAGTGGCATAGTAAGAAATATAGAACTGATCAATAGGAATAAATTCAGACTTGGGACGCTTCACTGTTGCATCATAGTATAGTTTCTTAAAAGCAGATCCAATCAGGGGGAGGTGGAACAACATTCTTTCAAATTCATCAAAGTATTCAGGCATCTGTTCAGTTACCTGATAGTTCATAAAGTTCTGAACACGGTTGGCCTGTTCTTCTTTTTCAGGTGTGGCTTTTCCAAATATCTGTGCTTTGATAGGTCCGTTGGAGGGGAAGAGTTCACCGGAAGCCTTGGACTGGAACTTAACAGCAGACTCGATCAAGAGTGGGTGTACCGCAGTACAGGCACCCTCAAAGGGTTCGGAACCCTGCTCAAGCTTCAGACCCAGCAGATCAAAGCCACGCTCAAACATAGACTCCCACTCAGCACGGGAATCCTTATCTGCCTCAAAGTTTTCAATAACATCTGATGCAATATCTGAAAGTTTATCCTCATCCAGTGTATTCAGAATATTACCATACCATTCAGCAATATCCTCTGAAGCCTTCATTTCTGTATTACCAGAAAAATCTACAACAACACTGCCGTCATCACCAACCTCAAAGGTCGCATCAAGTTCTGCCCCTTCCACAGCATTGTCCAAAGAAACTGTATTCATTTCTTCCTCTTCAGGAATCTGGTCAAAGGGATTACGTTCTGCGGCCATTATGCCTCCTCCAATTGGGTAAACAGTTCCCGTGCTCTCTCGGGTCCATATATTTCTTCTAATCTTTGATAGTAGTTGTCAGATATTCTACCACTAGTCGGGGGAGAAGTATCTCTGGGCTGTTCAAGTCTTGTAAAGTTTGACTCAGGTTCGGGTTCAGGTGTAGTAGGCAGGTTTGGGTATTGGCGACTTAGCCCAAGAAGTTCAACTCCGGGAATATCAGGATCGGTCGCCCTTCCTATGTCTTCCTTGGATAGACTATCAAAAAAGGAAGTTGGAGGACCAATTTCCATAAATGCTGGATCAGAAAGTAACTCAGAAGTGGCAGGACCAATGGTAGGTTCTTGATTAAATTGTGATTCAGGCAGACTGTTATATACATCGCTCACCGCTTGACCAACTTTGCTATCTGCAATACTATTGTAAACGTCGCTAATAGTCTGACCAACAGGAGTATCCGCTATGGTGTTTAGAGCTGCATTCACTATGCCTTCGGGTGGCCCAAATAATTCAGCAGCAACACTAATTGGACCAAGCCCTATCCCCTGCACCATTAAGCCAAATCCTTGTAATGCTCCTTCTCTTCTTTGCGCTTCATTAGCAGCAGCTGCTGGGCCAATAGCTCGATTAGAACTATAACCAAGCATTCCAAGTTCTGCCGGAGATACAAGGTTAACACTGTTTGGTCCCATCTCATTATTATAAGCTTCCATTGCTTGCTGTGCTGTCAGTCCTCTGTTTTCGGGTTGTTGTGCGAACTGATTAAACAGAGAAAGATTCACACTTCTCTGACTACTGGGGTCTGCTCCTGTTATTGTGCTTGGATCATATTGATCTCTGGACACAGACTGATTTGTTGGGCCGGTTCTGGCTTCATACTGACCACGATAGCCGGTGCCAAAAGATTTAAAGCCAGCCTCTTCAAGTGCATTCATTAAGTCGGGATCAGTATAATAGTCTGCAAACTCACCTGTATCTATTTGTTTCTGAACTTCATCTCTGAGTCCCTTATCATTGGTTTGATTAGCCATCTTGCCTGCATCAACTAACATCTCCAGATTTGTTTTGGATAACATGCTCATAGCATCAGGATCTTGCATATATGATGGTAACTTGCTGAATGTTCTTAGGGGATCTGCCATCATCATCGCAGGATTATATATTGCTGGTATTCTGTATTTTTTTGTATTATACCTGTCTTGTTCGGCTTCTGGGTCTTCTGGAGCAAACAAACCTAATGGATCAAATTCTAGTTCTGTTATTTCTCGGCCCGGTGGGGTTGGTTCATCTGCTGCTGCTGCTGCTGCTGCGTCTGCTGCTGCTGCTGCGTCTGCCATATCGGCGAGGTCTTGACCGCCTGCCATAGTTCCCACATCGCCAAGATCGCCGTCTGCTGCTCCGCCGCCTTTACCCGGACCTCCGCCTACCCCGGAGTCACCCGTACCTCCGCTACCTTCACCGGACCCGGCTTCGCCTGACCCATCACCACCATCACCATCGCCCATAAAACACCAATACTTATTCTCTAATCTAGCTAAATTATGAACGTCACTAAGATCAAACTTTTTAATCATTTTTTTACCAACCTAATAATTGACCCTGCCATATCCCATTCCCACCACTTTTCTTTTGTAGTAAACGAAGAAGGATTATGGTGATGATTATTATGCCAACCCTCACCACAATTAAATAAAGACATCCACCAAGCATTAGTAGCTTTACCGCCATCTTTATGTCGTTGATATCCCAGAAAGGGAATATGTGATACATAGTTAGTCAAGCCAGATAAAAGTAATGTTATGGTTGATGGAATAATAAAACCATAGTAAATTCCTGACAAACTAAACATACCAAACAAGGCTGCAATATAAATAAATAAAATTAAAAAATAATATTTATGTAGAAAAACTAAATATGGTTTGGCCGCAAGATCTTTCATATTTTTCCACATGCCTCTATGATAATTATATTTTACCGTCAGGGTCGGCCATATACCATTAAGAGGAGTGTGGGGATCACCAACTTTATCAGGCGTTTCATGATGTAACCTGTGCATCGCTGCCCAACCTAGTGCGCTTCCTGATCCTGTAAGAGAACCTAAAGTAGTGAATAAAACTTCAATCCATTTCTTTTTAAACTGAAAAGAGTTGTGTGAATGAAATCTATGAAAAGTTGCAACTATGCCAGCACCTCCTAAAGTATAATAAATTAAAATAGAGATTAGTATACCAAAAGTAGCTATAGGAACAATATTAAATAAAGGCAGCAGAAAAGCTAAGAAGACATTAATAAAAAATAATCCCCTGACTAATCTCAAATCAGCTGCAAATAGATTTTTTAACTGGTTTGCCATATTTCCCCTTTAGTCTTCTTGAATAGTTTTTCTCTGTTTTAACTCTCATATGATAGGCTTGTCGATTAGGAAATTTATTATGTAAATATAAAATCATTTCTCTTACATCTTGGGACGCTGATACAAAATCTATAATCCATAGTATAGAACCTGAGTTCCAGTCTTCAGGTCTTATTTTTCTTTTACCACTTATGTAACCTTCTGAAACTTCTCTGGAAAAGAAAGCCCATGTTGTAAAGCCTATGATTTTATTATTCGTATTTCTCCAAATTTTAAATTGTTTGTTTTTAATTGGTGGAATAAATAATCTAGTAATATCAGAAATAGTCCACTTTTGGAAGCAATTAAACTTTGCTGTAAATAAAATAATTTCTCCAAATAGTTTTTGTGGAAAATTAATCATGCTATTATTATAGCACACTTTCTTCCTTTTCCCAAATCATACCCTCCAGTAAGTGGCTACCTTTTCTCTGGGTTCCTCATCATACTCTGGATCGTCGGGATGTGAGAGGTGCCATGACTCCTTCATGTAGTGAATTGCCATTGTCAGGGCATCAACCTGATCATCATGGGCTGCATTGGGAAAGCGTATCAATTCCTCTATAAGATCATCTGCCCACTTCTTATTCTTGGGTATCCATAGTCTTCCAGCCTCCATGATAGGACTGGCAGCGTAGACTCTGGATACCTTATCCCGGTCAGGATTATATTCTATTACCGGGAGTCCTGCTCTTCTCATATCCTGTATCAGAGACTGACCAGATGCCTTCTTCTCAACCATGCATACATCTGGCCTATGCTCATTATATAATTTCTGTACCATACGTCTTAGTTCTGGATACTCGAACCTGCCCTTAATATTTCCCAGCAGAATTAAGTGAGAGGCAAAATCTTCATATCCCTGTTCATCCACATTCCTCATGGAAAAGATTCCCCATGTCTGTATCACACTGTAGTCTGCTGTGGTTCTGGTGGAGAAGGCAGTATCAAGTGTCTGTATGACAAAATCACAGGTGGGTGGCTCATCCTCAACCCAGTCCTTGATCCACCGTTTTTTTATAATACCACCCTCTTCAGGTGTGGGGTCTTGCATGTACAGTGAGTTCCAGTATCTGCTACCATTACTGGCCTTGATCTCACTCTCATCCATCCTGAGCACCCTGTCCGGCTTCCACTCAGGGAAGTAACTGGTGCCAAGGGGGAGGTTCAGAAGTTCTGATGCATCCTCATCCAGCCATGCAGGTATCTTGACAACCTCCCATGGAATAGTTTCATAGTCTGACATATTCTCCTGTTGCTTCAGCAGCCAACCGCAGAGATCATCATAGTGATACCGTGTATTTATTATGACAATGGCACCATCAGGCATGATACGAGTTCTGAGTCCGGCAGGATACCACTCTTTGATGAACCTTCTACCGGCGCTGGAGATCGCATCTTCCTCTGACATGGCATCATCAAGTATTGCTACATGGGCACCACGACCTGCAATCTGTGAGCGGACACCGGCAGCATAGTATGTACCATTATGGTTTGTTTTCCACTTGCCAGCAGCCCTGACATCACTGCTAAGGGAGACACCCCTGAATATTTTTTGATATTCTTCTGTGTTTACAATGTCCCGGACTGACCTGCCAAAGTCAGTTGCCAGTTGGTCACTGTGAGAGATGCTAAGTATTTCATGTTGAGGATTTCTGCCCAGATACCATGCAGGAAACAACTTGGAACAGACAACAGACTTTGATGAACGGGGAGGGAGAAAGACCATCAGTCTTTTTATTTCACCATCCTGCACCTGTTGAAGCTTCTCAGAGATAACTTCGATGTGGCGACCCATCTTGAAGCCTGAGACAATCGATGGTGCAACAAGACGGACAAAAGAAAGGAAGTCATCATGACATTGACCATCAACTTGTTGTTTTAACAGCAATTCAAGATTGATGTATTGTTCTATATAGTTATTATTAAGATATTCCATGGTACTATTATACACTATAATATTAATATCTACAATAGATATCTTAATATATTTTAAATATATGTTTTAAAATACTTTAAGTATATATTCTGGTATACTTTAAATATATATTCCGGTATACTTTAAATATATATTCTAATATACTTTGAATATATATTCTGGTATACTTTAAATACATATATTAATATACTTTTAAATATTCTTATATTATATTATACACTATAATATGGATATCCACAATAGATATCTTAAAATATTTCTGATAAATTACTACGAAGTAACTAATTAGTGCCGCTTTGTGGTATTTATGCAACACTATGGGTATCCCTTTTATTTTATTTTTATTGATGACAGACCCGTAGATTTTTCTGAGTATATGAGGGGTCTGTTATATATATATAATGGAACTGCGAATTTTTCCCCCACCCTCCCATTGGGCGCATATTTATAAGGTATTGCCCAGCACAAGGGATACCTTTAATAGTACCAGATCGGTCCTATTGAGGATATGTCCGAACTGTATAGCCTGCCCTATCCCTGTATTGGCAATATCTGGACACAATACCGCAGTTTTCCTAGTGTTATAGTATAACATTCAGATGATATCCCCAGACCTATGAAGATACCCCGGACGATAGGTTTGACGATGCAGGATATCATGGGAAAGTGTGCGGGATATCATGGGAAAGTATGCAGAATATCATGGCAATATCTGAGATATCCCAGAAAATTAGCAAGAATTTATATAATGATTTCAATCGTTTATAAATTAATTTGATTTAATTGAATTATTCGCTGGACAGTTCGCCACGTCTTCAAGTAGTTTCCGAATTGTCAAACCGACATAACCAATTTGGAGTTTATCGAATGTCCTACAAAATAGACTATGGGAAAGTATGCCAAACCGAAGATACCGAACGTGTCGCAGTCATGGACGTTTTGGAGTATGGCGGAGTGGTAAACTTCAAGAGGCTGGTCAGAGCTATCAGAGTATGTTGCGAACGAGGCCCGGTTGGCGGCATATCCACGAAACAATTACTCTATGTCATAATCGACCTGTTCGGGATCAAAGGTTTCCCTGCGATGGCCATGATCAAACGTTACGGAAAATTCTAATAAACAACCCAAACCAAGAAGGAATTAAGCTATGAACGTCCAAGAAATCAACAAGGCACTGGTCAGGTTCACAAAGGCTGGCAAGCGCCACGCTGAGGAAAAGGTCAACGTTGTATACCTGCCGCTTGCGGAAAAGATGATGGAGGCAACAAAAGATAACGACAACCCATGGCCAGCCGGGTCTTGCGGAAAGACAGCTGTAAATAACTCCCAAGACCTGCAGGACATATTCGTTAATCTGTCAAAAATCGACAAGGACACAATTATCAGAGAATGCAAATTCGTAGTGCAGAATTATGATGCGATACAAGACTACGTCGCCAAGAACGGCTGGCGTACTATTTCCTACATGCAACGGTTCGAAAAGAAACTATTCTCGCCCGAAACCGAACCTGCCAAGGATACCGGCGAGGATACCGCCAAGGATAGCGGCGAGGATAGCGGCGAGGATACCGCCCCAACTGTTAAAGATGTGGCATACTTTGCCGATAAGCTTGCATCCTTGATTGCGGAGGCAAAGGTCGAGGGTATTTCGATAAAAGATATTATCGGACACGCTAAGACAATGGCGAACGCTGCATAGTATCAATCCATCAATGGGCTGCTAGGTATCCGCCTAGTACGCCCCATT